GACCTATCAAATTCGGGTAATTGTATATCAAACTCAGTGTCCATCCATCCGTTAACATTTCCGTTGGGGTACTGTACGGAGAGTTCGAACTTGGACCACCATTGGCCAATTCCCATTGACTTAATTGGTCGAGTTTTTGTATTGGCAAGAACATGTCTGCACAACTCGCCAAGCACTGGTGTGTTGGAATCGGTGGAAACGAAAGATAGAGATTTTTCGACGAGCTTGAGGATATTCGAATAGCCAGCAGGCAAGCGTACCGTAACGTGGAACTTAGATAACTGGCGTTTGATGTCGCACATACTATCAGGACATCCTGTCCAAACTTCCGGTGAATAGTAACGAGAGAGAAAATTGACCCCTCGTTCGTATCGGGGGACGAGCACAACCTCCAGGGACAGTCCAACAGACTTTGCTGCGGCTTCGTGGGTCTGACTGGGCAAGTCGGCATCAATGCCGTCATCGCCACAATGCAAACCAAGGGCTGCGAAGGCTTGTTGTGGGTTATGGTACGTTCCATCTGGCTTTTGGGTTTTACGGAAAGCGAGATAAGCTGTGAAGGCTGCACGGAGGGTTTGGAACACACTGGTTGCTGAGCATCCAGATCCGTGGCTTGGTCCTTGTTCGAATGTGGTTCCATGTGGGAGGAATCCAGTATTGTCGACGTTTGTTTTGAGTAGTTCATTCAAGTGAGTTCGGTGACTTGGGAAAGCCCGCATCATTATGGCACGCTCGACCTTGCGTATGCAATAGGTGATTGTACCGTCCATACGGTGATAATCTGATACGTTGACAAAGGCGGCACTGCTGCAAATTTCTACCACGCGGTTGGAAATTTGTTTAGGTGTCATGCCGGGGGCGTACCAGTTAAACCTCTTTAAATGTTCGGAGAGGGCAGTAGCATATGTGGCCATATCCAGCTTGTCGGCGTCATTGTATGTAGAAATATTCCTGGGGTCTTTCACGTCTGAATACGCTTCAGCTTTAAGGAAACATTTTAATACTCGGGATCTAGTGGGGCCATTAATAACTGCTTTTTCTAAGCTCAACCGTTGGGCCGGACTCTTTTGCTTGTCAAAAACAACTTCGAAAGGAGAAGGGTGTAAAGTTTGGTCGCATATCAATGAGGCGAATTCATCCATGCATCTGTCGCGGAAGTTGTTATACTTCGGTTCCGGACGACGTAGCGAGTTGATTCTCCCATCGACGCAAGCTTGCTCGGCTGACTTATTGTTAGCTGGAGCGAAAGCGGCATGTACTAGGGGGCTCATGAATGCTTGAAGTTTAGCGCGGTCATCTTGATGGAATGTATTGGTGTTGTAATGATATGTTCTAACTGCATTTTCTACAGGAAAAACGTACGGAGCTGAGGAAGGGGAGGCCACACGATGGTAGTCTGTCAGCACGGCAGCATTATGACGGTCAGTCACCCACGAATGAGTAGTCGGTAGCATAAGCTTAGTGGTTCCCAGCTTGGATATCGTTGCAATAGCATCGTCATCACGCGCAGGCACAGTGGCGCTCAAAGATTGGTCAGGTCGGGAGGTAGTATAAAACAGCTCACCGGTGGGCTTAACAACATTGAAGCGAATGAAAGTTTCACCTTGATGCTTTTGCACGGGGTTAAAACGTTTCAGGGGTTTATGATCTAGGATAGCAGTGGCCAAAAGTGCAGCCAACCATTTGAATTTCCTTATTGGAGAAAACAAAATCAATTGTCTATGATCAGTGACTTGCTTTCTTTCGATTGCATAGACGATGGTACGGTAGGGAAAACAGAGAAACCGTTTACTTACTAAGCAAGAGTCTTGGGCATAATTCCACAAATAGTGTTCATAAGTGCCTCCTCCCGCTATGATGGTTTTGAGTTCTCCTTTGGCAGTAAAGTGGAATGCAGTATCATCCTGACCAGATGAAGTGGCAGCTTCCGGCACCATAGTGTACAGTAGTGTTGGTACTGCACGGCGGGCTAGAAAATCTGGCATATCAACATAGTAGTCAACATCGCACAAATACTGGACGTCATTGTCGCTTATTTGATCATGTTTATTGGTTGCGTTAGTATCTTTTGACCAGAACCAACTGCGTGAGCCTCGGAGACCTTTGCGTTGATCAGATTTAGACATTCCAACGACATATAGGTTTGCACCCATATACTGTGTCATATCAGAAGCAAATCTAGTTGCAGCAGTTCTCCATCCAGCGGCTTTAGCGTGGGTATGTCCTGGAACAAGGGATGGATTTGGTATCGTAACA